AGTGAATTAATATGAATCAATTAGGTCTTGACAACGTTAATTATGAGTCTAATCGTGTTTAAGGGTTATGAATAAGAATAATTTGACCACGAAGCAGAAAGACCTAGTTGATACTATCGTAACTACAGGATGTAGCATAACAGAAGCGTCACAAAAGGTAGGATATGCAAAGGGAGAATCAGGTAGAGTAGTAGCAAGTAGAACGCTACGATTACCCCATGTACAAAGGTATATGATGGAACGTGTCGCTAATACCATAGGACTAGGTGCAGTACAGGCTTCGCAAAAGCTAATCCAATTATCAGGTGAAGCCAAGAGTGAATACGTACAACTCGAAGCGTCAAGAGATTTACTGGATAGAGCTGGAGTAAGAGCACCAGAACGCATACAGCATGACGTAACTGGTGATATAAAAATCAATATTGATCTCACATAAATAGCTAGTCTACAAAGAGGGGTGGGGGGAAAAAAACGAAGATGAGTTTACATATATATATCCCATACAAACATTAGAGCTTAAAAAAGGCTCGTTAGAGCAGTACGATTAGATTGTTGTACTCGGTAATGGGATGTGAGTATCAAATATATTTTTTTCCCTTTAGAGTGATTTTCTTTCACCCTAAACAAAATGGACAAGAGAATGACACAGTTAGAAAAAGAAATAAAAGACCTCAAAGAACAGAATAAGATACTCCTTGAAAGCCTAGATAGACACCTATCTGAGAAATCAGACTTACGTAAACAATTATATAAGGATAATACTAATGAGTTTCCTCCAAAGCATATCAATAACGGATAGAAGAAGATTAAGAGAAGTAGTTAAGAAAGTCCATTTAAAGAATTACCCTACTGAGCATATTAACGATTATGAAGCCGATAAGCTCATTGAGAGCTTTGCTCCTGATGTAGTAGAAAAATTTATTAAATCAGCAGTAGATTCAGGAAAGACAGAATAATGGATTTTAGTTACAAGCCTTATGGCGAAGTACTAAAAGGATTTATGAAGTCTAATGACTTCTTTAGGGGAATAAGAGGGCCTGTTGGAAGTGGGAAGTCCGTTGCCTGTTGTGTAGAAATATTTAGGAGAGCCTTACAGCAACAAAAGAATAAAGAGGGTATCCGTAGATCACGTTGGGCAGTCATAAGAAATACAAATCCACAGCTTAAAACTACTACTATTAAGACATGGCTTGATTGGTATGATGAGAACGTTTGGGGCAGATTTAAGTGGTCAGTTCCCTACACCCATCATATAAAAAGAGGAGATTTAGATATTGAAGTTATCTTCCTAGCCTTAGATAGACCTGAAGATATGAAGAAATTGCTTTCATTAGAGCTGACTGGGGTATGGGTTAATGAAGCTAGAGAGATTCCCAAATCAATTATTGACGCTTGTACTATGAGGGTAGGTAGATTTCCTTCTATGAGAGAAGGTGGTGCTTCTTGGTATGGGGTTATTTGCGATACCAACGCACCAGAAGAAGATCATTGGTGGCCTATTATGGCTGGTGATGTACCTGTGCCAGATCATATTTCTAGGGATGAGGCATTAATGCTTATTAAACCTGATAATTGGTCTTTTTATACCCAAGGTGGTGGCATGAAAGAGGTTAGAAATGAACAAGGGGATTTAACTGGGTACAATGATAACGACCACGCTGAAAATAAAAAAAATTTAACGCCGAAATATTACAATAACATCATAAAAGGAAAGACTAAGGGATGGATTGATGTCTATGTCTTAAATAAGTTAGGCTCTTTAGAAGAAGGAAAACCTGTGTATCCATCTTGGAGAGCAGAAACGCATTTAGCTAAAGAACCATTACTTCCTGACCCTAATTCTACTGTATATATTGGTATTGACTTCGGATTAACGCCTAGTGCTGTCTTTGGACAGCGTTTAGTAACTGGTAGGTGGCAGATACTCCATGAATTAGTATGCTTTGATATGGGTGCTGTCAGATTTGCTGAAGCCATGAAACAAGATATTACAAAATATTTCCGTAATTATGAATTAGAAATATATGGCGACCCAGCTGGTGATTTTAGAGCTCAAACTGATGAGAGAACTCCATTTCAAATGCTTAGACAAGCTGGAATTAAAGCTTTTCCAGCACCTTCTAATGATGTTGCTCTTAGAATTGAAGCAGTTGAATCAATGTTAAATAAAATGGCAGATGGAAAACCTTGTTTTTTATTAGATAATAGGTGTTTAAACTTGAAAAAAGGATTTAATGGAGGATATCATTATAGAAGAATGCAAACGTCAGGACAAAGATTTGATGAAAAGCCTAATAAGAATAGATATTCCCATGTTCATGACGCTTTACAGTATTTATTAATGGGAGCTGGTGAAGGACGTACCTTAATTCATGGTAAAAAAACAATTAATCCCACTAAAGCAAAGACAACATGGAATGTCTTTGACAAAATAGACAAACCAAAAAGGAAATCTTGGAACGTATTCGGACTAAATGGCTAGTCTTTTTTTACACACCTCTTAATCCTCCTTGGTATACCAAATGGCGTAAAAAGGGATTTACTCATGTAGGAGCTATGACGTTTAATGCCAAACATAAATGCTGGGTATTAGTAGAAGGTTTATATGGAAGGCTTAATGTGGAAGTATTATCAAGAAAACAATCAGAAAAAGTATTAAGCTACGTCAAAAGATTGCATGGTATTGTTCTTAAAGGTGATGAAAAAGATATGCCTAAATTTAGAGGTGAATGGTGGGTCAAAGAACATAGTTGCGTCAGTTATATGCAACGACTGTTAGGATTAAGAAAATTTTTCTTATTTACTCCCTATCAGCTATTTTGTGCGTTGCGAAAGATAAATTTTACTATTCTTGTGGACGCTAGAATTAATATGGCGAAAAAACCTAAACCAAAACCGAAGCCTAAACCAAAAGGATACTAATATGTCTTTACGAGAACCTAAAAGAGATAAATATAATTCTAAAGTAGATAATAACCCTGATGATTGGTGGTATTCTCTTAAAACAAAAGCCAAAATACAAGCACAAAAATTTGTACAAGGTTATAGAAATGAAGTTATAAAAAATAACGAAAAAGCATTTAAGGCTAAAAAGAAACCATAATGGGTATTTTAAAAAGACCTAAATATCAAGAAACGGAAACTGACAAAATGATTAAACGTCAGATGGAAGAAGAAGAAAAAGATCGTGTTGTTAAAGAAGAAGCACGAGCTGAACGTAAAAGAAGAATGGCTAAAGGAATGATAGGTTCTCGTTCTATGTTTTCTAAAGCTGGTGGTCAGGGTTTCTATGACGACAAAGGTAATATGTTATCCTAATGGGAGATAAAAATTCAACAAGTTCTAACTCTAATGCTGGTGCTGGTGACAGATCAAATAATGCAACAAAAAAAGCTACAAAGGCAGTTAAAAAAGCAGTTAGTTTTTCACAAACTAAACATCCAACAGAAGGTATCGTTGATTCATATACTTTTAAAGATGGAAAGAAAAATCAAATGTATGGTGGGCAAGTATCCAAAGCAACAAATGATTATTTAGTTTCTATTGGTGAAGCTAAAAAAACAGGTGGTGGTGGATATATGCTTACGTCAAAAGGATGGAAAATGAAATATGGTTCTTATAAAGCTGGTGGCCCTCAAGAAGGTTCAGCTATGGGTTCAGGTGGTGCTGGAGTTATGAGCCAAGTTCCTATTTCAGAAAAAATGTTTGAGTCTCAGAAAAAAACACAAGCAATAATGTTGGGTGGATTATCTTTTATGGCTGGCCCTGTTGTTGGTACAGTTATGAGAATGGGTGCGGCAAATGCTTTAAACTCTACATACGGAGATTATCGAAAAAGTTTTCAAGCAAATAAAGCTATGGGTAGTGTTGATTATTCTTCACCTACTACACAATCTACAGAAACAGCAAATTTAGCTATGGGTGATACAACACAGGTAACAAATAATAAAAAGAAATCTAAAACAACTAAAACAACAAATAAATTTTTTGCTGGTACTGGCACAGAAGAATCAACTAAGAAAAGGGCATTTTACGTATAATGGTTTACACAAATACAGATATATCACCAAATACTTCTGAAGATAAAAAAGTAGAAGCTATTTTAAAAAGATACAAAGAAGCAGATAATTTAAAAGCTCAATGGAAAGATAAATTTGAAGAAGCATATGAATATTGCTTACCTCAAAGAGAATCTTTTTATGATGAAGAAGCTGGTCAAAAACGTACAGATAAAATATTTGATGAAACTGCAGTAGTAGGTATTCAAGAATTTGCTAGTAGATTACAAGCTGGTATAGTTCCTACTTATGG